ATTCGCCCGAGGTCTCTGTTGTAATTCCTCAAAAACCCAATAAAACGATTCACTAAGCATCGTAAGGAGTGAAGTATGAGTGCATTACTAGACAAGATTAAGAAAAATAGTACCATCAAAGAAGCATCTCTGTTGGCAGATTCTAAATTTTTTACCAAAAAGGACATGATCCAAACATGGATTCCAGCTCTCAATATCGCGTTTTCCGGTGATTTAGATGGTGGATTCGTTCCCGGATTAACGCTTTGGGCTGGTCCATCTAAGCATTTTAAGTCGATGTTCTCGCTGCTGATGGCCAAAGCGTATATGGACAAATATCCTGACGCTGTCATGGTATTTTACGATTGTGAATTTGGTACACCTCTAGCATACTTTGATACTCTTGGCTTAGATAAGTCTAGAATTCTCCATATCCCGATTATGAATATGGAAGAATTCAAGTTTGATTGTATTAAGCAACTTGAGAATCTTGAGCGAGGAGATCGTGTTATTTTCATCATTGACTCACTTGGCAACATGTCATCCAAGAAAGAAATGGAAGACGCTATTGAGGGCAAATCGGTTCAAGATATGAGCCGTGCGAAGCAGATGAAATCGATTTTCCGCATGATCACGCCATATCTAAATCGACTTGATATCCCAATGGTCGCGGTGAATCATATCTATATGGAACAAGGATGTCTGGCCCCTGATACTCTTATCAAAACAACCGATGGTCTAAAGTTTATTAAGGACATTCAACCTAATGATCGTATATTTACACCAAATGGCATTCAAAGAGTTACTCATCGATACAATCCATCAGATCTAACGACAATTGGCAAGAAATTTATGCGGATTACTTACGATGATGGTTCAATTGTTCATTGTACAGACAACCATAAATTTTTAAATTCTACTGGTGAATGGATTGCTGCTGGAGATTTTAAACTCGGTATGACATTCTAAAATGAAAAGACCGGTTAAATAACTGTGATTGATAAATATTTGTACGATTAATTCGTTGGGGAACGATAATGACATACAAACTAATGATCAAGACACATAATTTGACCGGTCTAAAATATTTATGCATCACAAAACGCGCTAATTGGCAAGATTATCTAGGTAGTGGAACTAGATGGAATAGACATCTGAAAAAACACGGTAACGATATTTCAACAGAGCTTCTATTTGAATCTGATGATTATTCAACATTTGTTGAAGTTTGTTATTATTACAGTGATCTATTTGATGTTGCAAATTCATCTGAATTTGCAAATGTTGTTCCAGAATATGGATACGAAAACGACTATAGGAAACCCAATATTGCTGTGTGGTGGGATTATGCGTCTGATGAAGAAAAAGTGCTCGTTTATCGAAAAAGATCAAATACACTAAAACAAACCAATGAGTCATATAGACAAGTTGAATACTCGCCTAATAAACGTAATCCTAAAATAACGTATAATCATGATCCTTATAACGTAAAAGCAAAAAAGTTGTCTAAATCAACCAAAACGTGGTGGAATTCATTTTCTTACGAAGAGCGTGTTGATATGACATCTGACATGAGACAAAAATCATTAGATTTTTTCAGTGACAAAGAATCAGATGAATATAAGGAATACGTTGAATTTCAATCACAAATGATGAAAAATGTATGGGCCAATAGAACAGAGGATGAGGTTAAAGAAATAGGCCAAGCTATTAGCATTGGGCGTCTATCGATGTCCGATGAGGATAAGCGAGTGAGAATTGAAAAAATACAAAAAACGTATGCAACGGGTAAACATGATGCGTTGTTTGAACAGATGAGCGAGGATAGAATGGGAGTTGGAAATCCTGCTGCTAAAATTATAGTTTGGCATGGTGAAAATTTTACCAAGCAAGATTTTTATAAATTTATAAAAGATAATGGTATTTCAAAAGAGGATGCTGAAGGCATTCTTAAAAATGACAAGTATCCCGATTGTTATAAAACATATGATGATACTGAAAAGAAAGAATATGATATAATCACATGCCCCCATTGTAATGTGTCTAGCAATGGTAATAAACCATCGAGTTTCAAGCGATGGCATTTTAATAATTGTAAAGCAAGGATCATTGAAAATGAAAACGGTAACAAGGATTGAATATGTTAATGAATTTCCACTATATGATATTAGTGTTGAAAATGAGCATTGTTTTGAGTTATCAAATGGTGTTATAGCTCATAATTCAATGTATCCAAAGGCTATTGTTAGCGGTGGTCAAGGTATCTATCTTTCAGCTGATAACATTTACATTCTTGGTCGTCAGCAAGAAAAAGAAGGTACCGAAATCATTGGATGGAACTTTATCATCAACGTTGAGAAATCGCGATATGTAAAAGAAAAATCCAAAATTCCTATCAGTGTGATGTTTGAAGGTGGTATCAGTAAGTGGTCTGGACTTATGGATATCGCGCTTGAGGGTGGGTTCGTCGTGAAACCTAAAAATGGATGGTATGCCAAAGTTGATATCGATACAGGTGAAATTGAACCCAAAAATTGGAGACTTAAAGACACCGACTGTAAAGAGTTTTGGTTGCCGATTCTTACCAATCCAAAATTTCAACAGTATATCCGAACTCGTTATAAAGTATCTAATAAAACTATGGTATCAGAGGATGTTATTGACACCGAACTGGATAAAGTTGATACTAGCCTTGCCGATTTTGATGACCTAGCTGAAGAGGATTAACCATGGTTCGCCCTTATAAATTGCATGATTCTCTTCGTGAAAACGAAGACGGATTTGAAATCATGTCTTTTACTGAGGGCCCCTTCACGGGGGTCCCTTTCAGGATCAACTCAATTGGTCTAACAGATGATGGCAGACTTGAGTATGATTACAATCTGTATATCGCCAGCCAACCAAACTTTGACAAGGATGGATTTGATGAAGAGGTTGGCCAGTTTTTGTTAGAATTAATCACCGATTCTATTCAGAATGAAATTGCTATGGTAGATCAAGAGACTATCAAGCAACTGGATGAAATGTGGCCAGATGATAATGTGAATATCGTTGAGGAGGATGAATGAGTGGATCGATCGAAAAAACTATCCTGTCTAATCTTTTGCACAGTGAGCAATATGCAAGAAAAGTAATTCCATTCATCAAGCCTGAATATTTTATCGATAAAACTCAGGGTATTGTTGTCGATACTCTGGTCAACTTTTTCAATCAATATAATCATCCACCGTCGATTGATATTCTGACCGTTGAACTGTCTAAGCGACAAGAACTCAAGAATCAACAAGTCTTTTCAACAGTCGAGCAGTTCATCAATGAACTAGATTTTGTCTCAAATGATCAAGATTGGTTAGTCAAGGAGACTGAAGGTTTTTGTAAGAAGCGAGCCGTGACTTTAGCCATTCTTGATGCATATGAGATTGTTGAAGGTAATGACAAATCCCGATCAGAAGATGCTATCCCATCAATCCTTCAAAACGCATTATCAGTATGCTTTGATTCATCAGTTGGTCATGACTATCTCGAAGATTTTAACGAACGATTTGAATTCTATCATAGAATCGAAGAAAAATTGCCGTTTGATTTAGAACTTCTAAATAAAATCACTAAGGGTGGTCTTCCAAAGAAGACACTCAATGTGATTTTGGCAGGGACCGGTGTTGGAAAAAGTATGTTCATGTGTCATGTCGCCGCCAGCACATTGATGCAATCTAAAAATGTTTTATATATCACCATGGAAATGGCAGAAGAACGTATTGCTGAACGTATTGATGCCAATCTATTAAATCTGACTATGGATCAACTTGCATCTCTTAATAAGAATGCATTTGATACCAAAATTGGCAGACTAATTAATAAATGCTCTGGAAAGTTGATCATAAAGGAATATGCACAGGGGTCAGCACATGCTGGTCATTTTAAATTATTGCTAGATGAACTAAAAACCAAGAGAAATTTTACACCAGATCTAATTGTTATTGACTATCTGAACATTTGTGCGTCGTCTCGTTTAAAGCCCGGTGGTGGTGTAAATTCATATACGTACGTAAAGTCAATTGCTGAAGAACTCCGTGGATTGGCTCAAGAATATAATGTACCAACTCTTACAGCCACACAAACAACGCGCAACGGCTTTTCTAATACAGATGTTGACATCACAGATACGTCGGAAAGTTTTGGCCTTCCCGCAACTGCCGATTTGATGTTAGCACTAATTAGCAGTGAAGAACTTGAAAATTTGAACCAGTTGATGATCAAACAATTAAAGAATCGATACAATGATCCAAACTATTATAAAAGATTTGTCGTTGGCATCGATCGATCAAAGATGAGATTATTTGATCTAGAGGAATCCGCTCAGAAGGATATTATAGATTCTGGTCAAGATAAGGATGATGATATGCCAGCGTTTGACAAATCATCATTCGGTAAGAGAATGAAAACTGCGGGAACCGATTTTAAATTTTAATGGAGTATAATATGACAAAACAAGAAGCGCAACAACGGTGGGAACAACTAAGCCAGACCTTTGAAGCTGAACCGCTCATTCACGAAGATATGCGAATGATGCACGATTACTATGGTGTTCATACTGCCGTAGAAGGTCTATCAAAAGAACATCTTCGCGAATTTCTGCTATTCCGATTCAAATTTCTCGAGGAAGAGCTCAATGAAGGTTTTCGAGCGGTTCGTGACGGTGACGCAGAAGAAGTTGTTGACGCACTGATTGACCTCATCGTCGTAGCAGCCGGCACCCTTGATCTGTATGGTGTCGACTTCAAGCGGGCTTGGAACGAGGTTCTAAAGGCTAATATGAACAAGGAAGTCGGCGTCAAGGCATCTCGGCCCAACCCGTGGGGCCTACCGGATCTTATCAAGCTACCCGGATGGGTCCCACCATCGCACGCCGACAACCATGGAAAACTGACTGATACGTTCAGCGAGTGATAGAATCGGCGGGGACCAGGTCCCCGCCTCATTGGAGTTTAATATGGTAACAACGACTATTTTCAAGTCGATCTTTGATAATGATACCAGTGTTGTAGTTAACTTTGACACCTTTGATGAATTTGAGAAAAGTCTTTATTATCTTTCAACCCTAAAGGGATATAAACCAAAGAGGGGTGAGCGGGTGACAAAATCCACCCCTCTGATGTCTCCCGCAGTCTATCGAAAGGGAACTACTAGGGCAAATGCTAATGTCATCAAGTGGACTTTTGCCGCATTGGACATTGATGATTATATCCCATCTGGAGATGTCGAATATGACCTTGTTACAAATTATGGCGATACTCGCTTTGTCTGCTATAGTACTGCTTCTAGTACTATCGATCATCCTAAGTTTCGTCTCATCTTTCCTCTCACGAGAGACGTTGAGGCAGCTGAAATCCCCCACTTCTGGTATGCCCTCAACACAGAGTTTGGACAAATGGGTGATACCCAAGCTCGAGATCTTGCGCGTATGTTCTACTGCCCAGCGAGATACCCTAATGCTAACAATTTTATTTTCAGTAATAGGGACGGTGCTCCACTTGATGTCGATGAACTACTTCTAAAGCATCCGTATGTAGCCCCAAAGAAATCAGACAACTTCTTTGATATGCTTCCACCGGATTTGCAAAAAGAAGTCATCAAGCATCGAGAGGCTAAGCTAAAAGAATCTGGTAAACACATATCTTGGACAAGTTACAACGATTGTCCGTTCGTGTCTAAAAGACTTATCAATGAATATAAGTCAATTGCTGGTCAGGATAACAGCGGTCGATACGCATTCATCTATAGGCTAATGTGCCAGATTGCAGCCTCGGCAGTAAAGAAGCAGTATCCGATTACCGAATATGAAATTGTTGAACTCATCCGACAACTTGATCGAGATACAGCTAATAGGTATCAGAAAAGACCCCTGAATGTGGAAGCCACTAGGGCTATAACTTGGGCCTTCACGAACGCCTACACAACATGAAAGGGGTCCAGATTCTCCGCACGTAATTCCACTAACCCCGGGTTCCAGCTTCTCTTGGTAGAATTATTGACTTTCCTTTGGCATCCGGTCGTGCCTCCCGGATGTTGGATCTCCGGCTTCGCCTTCGATCCAATGTACTGGTGTTTAGCCAATGTGAAGCTTTAACTAGACTAGAATTATCCTGACCAACTAATTCCAGACAATATTATCCCCCTGACCACTCGAATTTTGATTTGAATCTGGTATTCAGCCCATAGCGTGTCATCCGCCGGTGCGACCCTAAAAGAAAACCTTCCCGAAGGATTCAGTTTAGAGACTTGCTAGAGGATGAAATCTTGCCGGGGTGAACGAGGCATTCTCTAGGGTGGTCTTTTTCTGAGGGTGGATTTGCGGGTTCACCACTCTAACGTTTCTATTTTTGAGAGTTTTGTTTCTCTTTTGATTCATCAGAATTGTCTATCTGATCTTTGCGTTATTTATCAGATCTGGTGCACCACGCTCCAACATGATAAATAATTTTGTTGGATGCTTTGGTCGGCGTCTAAAGCCAATGGGGATGCGGGTCCCGCGATTGGCACTTTTGTTGTGTGTCACCTGAACAAATTTGTTTACTTTTCCGTCAGACTTGATATAATAAACCTATCAACCAAACGGAGTCGTCGAAAATGTTCACCATCTCCAACAAAGCCGATGAACAAACCTTCATCTCCCTTCGCGGTCTGATTAAGAACAACGGCTTCTTCAAGTCTGCGGCTCAGCAGAAGTTCATGCTGAAATCCTACGGAAAAGAACAGATGGACACCAAGATGCTCGGCTATCTCGGTATCACTCTGAAAGATTCCGACGTGACTTACGTGACGATCGATGGATATTATCAATGGGCCGATTACGGATCGCGATCGATCGTTCCGGTGATTATCACGTTTGTGATTGACGAATTTGGTGTTAGGGCCCAATATAAGACCGGCGGTAGCGGCAATCTTCGTGACGGTTGGAGTCCTGATGCTTCCAAGTGCAAGCTGATGTGGGAACGTGACGAATCTATTGAAAAGCCTTCTTTTGAAGTGCAGAAACCCGAAGTTGTTGAATCCAAGAGCCAATGGATTGGTGAAGTTGGGAAGCGACTGGTTGTGAAAGGCAAGATCGTCTTCACGAAACTGATCGGCTACTCTGAATGGGGCGGCAAATACATTACCATCGTGGAAGATGATGCTGGTAACCAAATCAAGGCCTGGAAATACCTGGGTGAAAAGGATGAGACGGTGGAAATCAAGGGAACCGTCAAAGAGCACGACCAATTTGAGGGCGTGAAAGGTACGGTTCTAACTCGCATCTCGATCCTCTCTGCTGAGACAGTTTGATCCAATCGACACCTCCAAGTTGTTATAATAGGGATATGATTATCCCTATTTCTATTTGGAGGTGTCTATGTGATGAAGCCCATGACCAATTCCCATTTATTGGGTTATATTGGTGAGTGTGTGGTTGCAAAATATTTTGGCGCAACGATGTCAAAAGATCGTTACGATGATGAAAAAGATATGACTTTGCCTGATGGTTCTTTCGCAGAAGTAAAAACACAAAATCGATTCAAGCGTGTAAATGCTTTCACCGTTGATGCCGATAAGTCGCCAAACTTAAACAAGTGTCTGACAGTTGATAAACTATTTTTCGTGGAATTCGATTGGAGTGATAAAATACGTATCTGGGACTGTGTCGATCGAACATACTTTATAACTAAAACAATGTATGGTCTTGATCGCGTCTGTTGGCCGATACAAAAAATGCTTCTAATACACACCTATGCTAACCCAAAACTTGCTTATGAAATGCGTAAGTTGTCAAAATCAAAGGAGTTTAAATGAGTGTACCTGAAAAATATTCTGTTAAAGTTCTACGCGACGCGATCGAACTTCAACTAAAGAAGTCACATGACTATCAAAACCCAAACTCACAGGTTCGTCAAGCCGACTATTATCCTCGTGGTGTCTGGAGCATTCTGGATGTGGTACATGCCAAATACCTTCGAATGGTGTCAGTACTTGAAGCTATGGAAAGTGGTGGCAAAGCGAACTTTGAATCCGTTCAAGATTCTTGTGTTGATCTAATCAATTATGCTAGCTTTATGGCGGCCTATCTTGAGGGTGCGATCGACGGACAATCACCAGAACGAGACATCTTCAATCGTAAATCTACCGGTAACGTTAATCTAACACCCAAGAAATTTGTGGAGAATGTCGATGAATCGAGTGAGTGATATCCGAGCAAAGCTAATCCAAAAATATAAGAACCAGGAATTCGTCATTGATAAAACCGGAGTAAAGACCATCGAACTCATTGGTGAATCATTCGTTGTCGATGAAGACTGGATCATTCGTCCGCCGAATTATGAGTATATTGAGCGAGAGATTCAATGGTATGAGTCTCAATCTCTCTATGTTGAAGACATCCCAGGCCAGACTCCAGCGATTTGGAAACAAGTTGCTGATAAAAATGGCAAAATCAATTCCAACTATGGTTATCTCATTTGGTCAGAAGAAAATGGTCGACAGTATGATCATGTTCTGAATGAACTCAAGAAGAATCCCAACAGTCGCCGTGCTTCAATGATCTATAATCGTCCAACGATGCATAGCGATTATTGCAAGGATGGTATGAGTGATTTTGTTTGCACTTATGCGAATAACTTTTTGATTCGCGATGACAAACTCGTCAGTCATTACTTGATGAGAAGCAATTGCGCAATATTCGGCGCAAACAACGATTTTGCATGGGCCAGATATGTTCAACAAAAATTGGCACACGATCTTGACATTGCTGTAGGCGATCTAATTTGGACAGCTTCATCGCTTCATGTGTATGAATATCACTTTTGTCACATTGAAAAACTTATCCAAGAATCGACACGATGAGCATGTATAACAATGTTAAATGGCGCAATCGTTATCTGCTTTTAGCGAAGCATTTCTCAACATGGTCAAAGGATCCATCAACTCAGGTGGGAGCTGTCGCCGTCTCTGACAATGGGCTGATTTTGTCTGAAGGGTGGAATGGCTTCCCAAGAGGCATCCGGGACACCCAGGATCGCCTTGGTGACCGCCAAACGAAGCACGATTATGTGGTACATTCAGAAAAAAATCTAATCTACAATGCTACCAGAAATGGTATATCATTACTAAATTCCAATCTATATGTGTATGGATTACCAGTTTGCTCTGAGTGCGCGAAGGGTGTTATTCAAGTTGGAATCAAATCGGTGTATGTATTAACAGATACAATGAATGTTCGTGACACCTGGGCAGAATCGTGGAAAAAGACTACCGATATGTTTGATGAGGTTGGGATTAGGTATGAATGGGTTACGATGGATTTTGGACCAGATTGGAGTTAGACATATGATGAAAGTAATTAAAAAACCACCACAATTGGACGCGATTCAGTGGAAGGGTAACAATCGAGAACCGCTTGAGAAACTCATGCATTATCTGGTGCCGGGTGGTGGGTTCATTATCGAAGAGCTTGATATCGGGGATTGGATAGTCGTTCATGAGGATGGTATGTATGAAGTGGTTTCAGACGAAGAATTTGGTGTAGAATTTGAGAGGGTCTGAGCACACTAAATACCATTCACACCTAAACATAATGGAGTTTAAATGAAGAAAAAAATTCTAATTACAGGGATGAATACGCTTCAGGTCACTGAAGATTTCTATAAGCGCCAACAGCTACAAGTTATCCCAAGTCATACATCGTTAATCGCGTGTCTTCGCGATATGGGATACGAGGTTATTCAGCGCCCAGTGATCATTGGAGAAAAGCTTGATGAGTTTCATAAAGTAATCGTTTATATTCATAACCCATCCGGATTCGCTGGATTTGTGTACAACGCTCTGTGGGCAATCTATGCACGACCTGATTGTGTGATGGCGTTTGATGATTGGCAAACTGATTCGATTTATAGTGGCATCACTTCATTGAAGGATCCAGCAAAACTTTTTCGTGAGTATGTTCGAGACTCTCACAAGAACATCCCCGAGAATATCGAATCATATGAATCAGAATTCATAGAAGCGATCCAGAGGATCGAATCTAAGCGGAATAAGATGCTTATTTCAGCCTTTAGCGGGGGTGACCTGGGGTTACTCCTGGATCATCCTAATCTATATCGGTATAATCCCAATCCATATCACATTCACCGCCAAGCCGCTCCGTTCTTCGGCGACAAGGAACGAGTGTTCAATTTTGCCGGGCTCGTGCAAGACAAGACGAAGAAATGGCTGAAAGCACAACAGATTGAAAAGACTGGTTGGGAATTGAAATTATACGGGTCCCGAAAGGACGGCCAAGATCGTGTCACCGAAGACGAGATGGTGAATATCTACGCTCAGCAATGGGGTATTCTAATGCCTGGCTATTTCCACGCCGGGTCAGGGTGGTGGAGGGCCCGTCCCTGTCAGACTGCTGATGCTGGGTCAATTCTTATCGGTGAACCCAAAGAAATGATTCTTTACTATAAAGACGAGCTATTGGCTAATCTACGAGCGATTGATTTAGTTTGTAAATCTGACCGCGAACTAGAAGAAATTGCTAACGCTCAGCGTGAAGCTCTTTATCGTAATCATCCTCTAGATAAAGTTGTTCAACAAGCCGAGCTGAGTGAGGTGCTAAAATGAAAATTCTAATCGTCGGTGTCGGCATGTATGGATCGACTGTCGCAAGGCAGTTAGCCGAAGTCGGTCATTCTATTCATATGATTGATGCCCGAGACCACATTGGTGGTAACTGTTATGATTATGTCAACGAGCATGGTATCAGGGTTCATAAATATGGACCACATTTATTCCATACCCGAAACAAGGGCGTGTTTGAATATCTCTCACGTTTTACCGAATGGGTACCATACCAACATAAGGTGAAGGCTATTCTGTCAACTGGACAATACGTCACGCTTCCAGTAAATAAGGAAACCGCTGAGATTGTTGGAAAAGATAATATCGTTGACACGTTTTTTCGTCCGTATACCAAGAAAATGTGGGCAATGGATATTGAAGAGTTAGATCCATCTATCATCAATCGTGTCCCCGTTCGTGACGATATGAATGAATTGTACTTCCCAAATGACGAGTATCAATTCATGCCGAAAGAGGGTTACACTAAACTAATTGAAAACATGATCAACCATCCATCTATCTCCATC